TGGAACTGGAGGAATGCCTGGTTCGCTTGATAAAGTATTATATCCATTTGTTACAGATGGTAGCGGTGCATGGTTTGATGATGATACAATTGTTGTACAACTTCATCCGCAGAGTTTATTAGCAACGTGGAAACCATTTGAATCTAATGCAAAGCCACGAATCGTTGAACCTCAGCGTGGTGCAAATTTCGTTGCGGCTAATGCAGGACGTTACATTGCATTAATCGCAGGAGACTTTCCTATATTATATGGTAATACTATTGAAGATCTTAATGGTTCCGGCTTTGGTGATATAGTTAGTGATGGAACTATAGCATTTAAGACAGCCTATTTTGCTGATTGGGGTATTACAATTATTACACCTAATGAAACAGAAATAATTTTGCCCTCTGCTAGTCCAGTAGGATTACAAGCACTTCCAGATGGGAAAGCAATTTGGCATGGTGGTGCATTTGGAAGAGAACCAGTTAAACCTGCATTATCAAATGCGTTAGGTGTATTACTTTGTACAGTTGATAATGAAGATTGGTTATTCTATTGGAGTGAGGGAATTGGATTTGTTGCACAATTAGATGGTGCATCGGATGGTTATATTTTAGAATCACATCCTACAGCATTTGGTTATGATGTACGAAATGTGAATAATCAAATAATGGTTGCATGGTCTACTACATTAGGTGAGGGACCAAATGATTTAGTTAAGATTACATTAGATAGAACTAAACCACGTGTTAAACTTGTATTAGTTACTCCTATTCCTACTCCAGTTCCTAATCCAAATTCGGCACCTTCTCCAACTCCTACACCGATTCCGATTCCTGCTCCGACTCCTATTCCTAATCCTCAGGTGCCACTCTTTAAGCCTATCAGGGAGGCGAATTTCGTGAATCCAGAAACAGTGTCTTTAGTTTGTTTTGATCATTATGCTAGAGTATTAAATGGTAAAGTAGTATTTGATCAAACTGCTGAAAGTGCTGAAACAGATTGGGAAATATCTAAACCTGATGATAGGTTTGCTATTCGTCCTCTATCCGATAAGACTAAATATTTAGGGATGGACTCTACTACATATGGTAATGATATCTGTAAGCAGTTTTATCTCACAGATGCTCGTGGTAATTACGAATCTTTTTTTATCGGAGTTCGGCCATCTGGATTAATAGAAGCAGTGATTGAGTATATTAATCAAGGTGTGAATAACACAGTTCCGTTCGCATCGGCAGTCATCACCATTAAGAAAAAGTAATGACTTCAGTTTTAGATAACCTTCCTCTCATTAGAGAGTATAAAGGTTCTGCTAATCCATCGGAGTCAGTTGTTGGATTAGTAATCTCCGGTCCGATCTTTCGCCGCATTGATAATAATGAAGCTCATAGAGTCAAGTCTGTAACAGGATTTAATCTCATTAATCTCTTATCTAGAAATAAGGATATCGATCCATTCTTAAATAAATATAATAGGTCTAATAGAGTTCGTAATTTTGCATACACTCCAACGGCTGATTGGGGATCTAATGCATGGGGCTTTCCAACTAATGAAGATGTTAGGAAATATATTGAATACACATTAAGTAAAGGTAAAGCTACATCATTATGTTTGTTAACTGATGATAATGGACTTCGAGTTCAGCAAGCTAAGGATCTTATAACATATCTTAATCAATTTGATTTCCCTGGTTTATTACTCGAAGCCGTTAACGAGCCGCTAACGCATAACAAGACTGATCCTAGTGAGTTAAAGAACTCTCTCTCAAATTCTAAATATCTCTGGGGATCTGGTATCTACGAAGATCTCCGCAAGTTCTTTGGTAAAGTTGGTTATTATCATCATCCAAGAAAAGATGATTGGCCCCGAACGGCTAAGGATACGATTGAAGCATATACTGGTGGTGGTCCTAATTCAAGTGATGAACCTGCATGTAAGGTTCCTTGGATACATGATGAACCTATCAGACCTGATCAAGCTGGATACAACACATTAGACTTTTATGCTTTTGGCGCTCTCACTTCTCTCTGTAGCGCAGGAGCAACATTCCATTGTTTATCCGCTGAATTAGGAAGCCTTCCATCTGATGAAGAATATAGTTGTTACAAAGCACTAATGGATGGAATGGATGTATTTCCTAATGATGCTCCGCTCGGACAGTATGAGCATCTTAGAGATTTAGAAGAATGTTTACCGAATGGGACTCCTACTACATGCTTACGAGTTTTTAGAGTAGGAAAGTTCGTCGTCGTCGTACGTCCGAAGGACGTAAAGATTCCATCTAACTGGAAGGCATTGGATGACTACAAAACCTGTTATGAGATTGTCTGATAGATTGTTTACGTTTCTTCTAAAATACTTTATAAAATTTGCAGGAATATTCATATACATACGTGCACCAAAGATGGGAAGCATTGACATGAAGAAGTCAGATATTCTTAAAGAAGATATGAGAATCAAGTAGGAAGGAGAAGAATGAAACCCTCACCAGTAGCACAACTTTTTTGGGGAAGCATTATCCGACATTTGCTTACAGCAGTTGCAGGAATGCTAGTTTTACATGGCTATGTTAGTGTTAGTGATTCTAATAAATATGTTGAAGAGTTAGTGGGATTAACACTTCAAGCAGCAGTTATGTTCTGGAGTAATCGGATAACATATTGGGAACAGATTAAAAAACTCATTGCTCGTACAATGCCTAAAGGTACTACAGATACAGCTGTAAACGCAAAGGTAGCTGAACTCACAGAAGCAAAGGCATTGCCATCAGTTTTCACTCCAGCAGATGTTGTTCCATCGCTTGCAAAGGTTTAGGTTATCATGAACAAAACATTTTCTTCTCTCTTTATCATATCATTACTAATATTATCAACTAGTTGTGCAGGTAATAGTCAGCCACAGTTATCACCAGCAGGACAAGCTGCGGCTACTGTTACTCAAGTAATTCATGCTATTGATGTTGTTAGAGATACTGCAATTGCAGCTAATGCTCAGAATCCTCCACTAATTTCAACAAACAATACTAGAAAGATTGTAGACTTTCATGAGTCTGCTGTTAAGCTAATGGTAGCATTACCTACTGGATGGAAGAGTGCTGTACTAACTTCTCTAGATGAACTGCAGAAGAATGTTACTGTTGCAGAATGGAATCAAATTTCTGTCTACGTAGTTGCTTTGAAAACATTAATCGCGGGAGTTGCATAATGGCTCAAGTTGATGTCAACGCTTTGATTGGTTTAGCTATGACAGAATTACCATCTATTATTACTTCACTTAAGGATGCTTTTAAAAAGTCTAATCCTAATGATCCACAGCCTACGGATGCGCAGGTTATTGCAGCAATGTTAAGCGCAGCCGCATCAAGCATAGCTATTGATGAGAATTGGAAAGCTTCCCACCCTGCTGTGTAGTGTAAAAGTATAATGGTTGAAAAATCTTCGCTAAAGCATGTTGAGGAACGACTTGATCGTTTTGTGGCATCTCATTCCTCAACACATACAGCTGAGCACGAAGAAATTTTAGCTCTTATCGCAGCTAATGATTTACGATATCAGCAACGATTTGAAGCACAAGGAAAAGCATTGGATGCAGCATTCGGTGCGGCTAAAGGTGCAGTGGATGCTGCACTTGCTGGAGCAGATAAAGCCGCAGTTAAAACTGAGTTATCAGCTGATAAGCGATTTGCAGATTTAGGTGATCTTATTCGTGAACAATTTAAGGGGATGAATAATAAGATCGAAGCTTTATCTGATCGAGTAAAGGTTACAGAAGATCGTCTTAACCTCACTTCTGGAGAGGATATTGGTAAGAAGGCAATATGGGGATTAGTTATTACTATAATCATTATAATTATTTCATTCTTAGCATTTCTTGCTAAGAGATAGTTCATGTCTATCTCTCTTACAAATGGTATAGAATCTGGTGATCCAGGCAATGGAATGTATGAGGATTTTCTTAAAGATAAAAACATTAAACCAAATGAAGGTGCCCAAGAAGATTTTGTTACACTATCAGATGACATCTTCGAGGCTCTTTATGGAGGCGCAGCATATGGCGGAAAGACGTGGATACTTACTTTACTCCCCTTATTTCGGGGGTTTTATAAGTTTAGAGGTTATAAAGGTATCATATTTCGTAGGAAGTTTCCAGATCTCGAACGTGAAATTATACGACTTAGTAAAGAATATTATCCAAAGACCGGAGCCAAATATAATGATCAAAAACATAACTGGGAATGGCCTGAGTTTAACAGCTATCAGGACTTCGGTCACATTCAGCATGATTCTGATGTTAGCATGTATGACTCAGCACAGTATAACTATTGTGCATTTGATGAGTTAACACATTTTTCAGCCCATCCATACCATTATATGGTTGGCTCACGAGTAAGACCTTCGAGCAGTTTTAACGTAGCAATTGTTCGTAACGGTTCTAATCCTGGTGGTATAGGTCAAACATTCGTTTATAATAGATTTGTTAAGCCTAATGAAGATGGAAATGTTCTCATTAAGGATACAACTACAGGATTATATAGGATATTCATTCCAGCTAAGATTGAAGATAATCCATATGGATTAGCATATGATCCTCTCTATGCTAAGAAGCTTGAGATTCTTAAGGTTACTAATGAAGCTGAATATAAAGCTAAGCGATATGGTGACTGGCATGCATTTAAAGGTTCTGTATTTGTTACATTTAGACCAATTAAGTTTACTGGCGAACCTGATAATGCATTGCACGTTATTAAGCCATTTGATATACCTGAATGGTGGCCTCGAATCTTATCAATAGATTGGGGCAAGCGGGCTATGTGTTACGGAATGTGGGGTGCAATTTCTCCACAAAATCGTGTATATATTTATAGAGAGCGAGCTTGGTATGGTCGAGATATTCCATATTGGGCTAGTGAGATTAGAGAAATTCATGATGAACATAATGAGCATCCTGTTCATACTGTCTTGTGTGGTTCCGCTTGGCAAAACAGAGGCGGAGAACTTATTGCTGATGAATTCCAAAAGTATTCAGATCTTGTTCCTTCTAGTTCAGATAACGTAGCTGGAAGTCGAGTTGCAGGATTACAAATAGTTCATGATTTTTTACGCTGGGAAAAGAAGATAACTCTCAAGGCCAAGGGTGAGTTTTATGATCTTGTTAAAGCTCAAGAAATCTATCGCAATTATGGTCCTCTGGCTTTGGAAAACTACAAGAAACAATTCTATGACGAACCTGAAGAAGAGAATCTTCCCGTATTACAAATCTTTGATACATGTAAAGTTTTAATAGATACTATTCCAATGGCTATATATGATGATAAGAAGATAGAAGATATAGCCGAATTCGAGGGAGATGATCCTCTTGATGACCTTCGTTATTTCTGTAAAGCCGCTAAGAAGTTTATTATGGGAGAAATAGGAAATATGAATCTAGCCGTTAAGAAGCAGGAAATCGTTGAATCGCTACGAGTAAGTGGTGATATGACATCTTATTACCGTCAGATGGAAAAGATTGAGCAGGACAATCAAGCAACGATGCAAGATTGCATTCCTGTTTCGCGCAGGAGTAGATTCTCTAGGAGAGCATCTTGACAAGACTTCTTCTTCGTTTGCTTGGAATTAAAGACTATGAAGTTTGTCAGAGCTGTGGAACTCTCAAACAACAATTAACTTATGAGAGAGATGAGAAAAGACAGCTTACTGAGACTCTCCTTTCTATAATTAGACCTAAGGTCTATGAAGCTCCAGTTCAAGAGTTTCAGCCGCTCGTGAATAGTTCAGCATTGTTTTCGCGCAAGCGAGCAGCATTAGAGAGTAAAGACAGAGAAGAAGCTAAGATAATTAGAGGTTCTACAAATTTAGGCAAGCCAGATGATTCACTACGTGAAGTTGATAAGAATATTGATAAGCTCGAACATGAACTCGGTGTTGAAGAGAAAGAGGCTTAGAGATGGCAAATAGCGCACCGGCTAAAGTAACGATCACAGGAACAACTGGGCCAGGTTTAGCAGTTACTGCATTAGTATTTAATGATGTTGTTGATCTTGATGTTGATTTCAGCCGTAATGTTATTAAGATTACTCGTAGCAGCGCCGGTGGTATCACATACTATGATTATTCAGCAAATGCTACTCTTACTTGGACTATTACTGCCGGTGCTACCGTTATTGTCATCTCGACGTAGAATTGAATAATGGCAAACACTCCAATCGTTAATGCTTCTGTGAGGGTAACGGCTAAAGATATTAATGGCAATAACGTTGCTAAGCAGTTCAATGCTGTTAGTGCTCTTAATCTTGATTATGTTAAAGGTCAGCTTAATGTAGTAGATGTAACTGGATCATTCTATTTTCCATTAGGTTCGCCATTAACTACTGTTACGTATACTATTATTACTGGTCTTGGTGGTTCACACACTGTTGTAATGAGCTAAGATGAGTGCCTGGAAAAGTTCTAGCTTAGCTTTTAGTGACAATACTACTGATAGTAGCAACATGAAGAAAAGTATATTTGGCTCAAAGCCTAGAGTTAGTAAACAGGATGTTAAAGAGCATAAGATGTTTGGCTCCAAGCGAAAGGGTATTCAGTTAGGTAAGACATTTAGTAAGAAGGGTAAGGGTGTAGGAAATAATAGTCCTATCACTGCTCATCAGCAGGGGAATGCTAAAGGCTCTGGAGTTTCTCCATCTATGGCAGAGTTTGATAAAATGATGGATAATGTCACTAAGAACTCTAAAGGTTTTGGTAAGAAAAGCATGTTAAGCAGGAAATCATTTGGGTAGATATGTCTGAAAAACTAGATGATGAAATAGCGAGTTTACTCAAAACTGTTGCCGATCACTTCAACGATGAGGACAGATCAACCAGAGAGAGGCAAATAAGGCAATGGCGGAGGCTTAAGCTTTATTGGAATAACTTTTCTAACATTTATTGGTCCGAGAAGGCACAGGATTATCGCATCTATAATCAGGATGCTAATTCTGCAGACTCGGATCAAGATTATTATAATAAACCTGTTAATATGTTTAAGGCTTTCTTAGAAACTATTATAGCCGCACTGAGTGTTCAGATTCCTGCTATTAACTGTGTTCCGGATGATGCTGATAATCCTCTTGATGTTAGCACAGCTAAAGCAGGGGATAAGATATCTGAACTTGTTTATAAACATAATGATGCTATATATCTATGGCTCCATGCTTTATACATTTATTGTACGGAAGGTTTAATTGCTTGCTACAATTATCCTAAGTCAGATGAGAGCTATGGAACATATAGTAAACCTAAATTCAAAGATGAAGAAGTAGATGGATATGCTTGTCCTCAGTGTGGGGCTAAAATTCCTGATGAGATGATGCCTCAGCCTTCGGCTAATAAGACTGATACAACTGATCAAACTGAAGAGACTGATGAAATTGGAGAGTTTGATCCTCACGATGAAGATGAATCTAAAGAATGTCTTGAATGCGGAGCACCAATAGATCCAACTCTGCAAAAGACTAAACTAAAGGTTCGTCGTTTAGTAGGAATATCTGATGAACCTAAATCTCGTGTATGTC